GATGAGCCTGCGCCGCCGTGTGGATCACACGATCACGTTTAAGACGTTGCCAGACGGCTTGAAGCTAGCGCCGGGGGATTACATACGCTTCGACACCAATTCCGCCCCTTATAGAGCCCTTTATTCAGGCGTAATCAGAGCGGATGGAACGTTGTTGTGTGTATCACCTCCACCGGATGGAACCTACGACGGTCATTTTTATCTAGCTAACGCTTCAAGCGTTACTGATCATTCCTTCACCATCCTCAATGGGAAAGTTGTAGGTAGCCAGTTCTATGGAGCGCTTTTCAATATCCCTAATTCACCAAGCCTTAAAGGAGGTGGATCAATCCCTGAGCGCCTGGGTGTTTACTTGGTTGAACAGATCACCCTTGGAGAGGATGCCTTAGTAGAGGTAGTAGCGAGCCATTTTCCAGTGGACCAAAACAATGTCTCTAAAATTGTCAACGATGTCTTAGATAAAACGAGCTTCGAGGTGATTACATGACCCATTTTCCGCGTCACCCGGTTCCTACTGGTCGGATCTACAAAGCTGGTGATTACTCTCATGGCACCTATCGCGCTATGAGCGGAGCTGAGGTACGGATCCTCTTTGGCAATAAGCGTCTTGCCTCTACTGTTCAGCTCATATACAAAAACATTCCAGACAGAGATGCGGAGGAGCTATTGGATCACTACAACTCAGTTAAAGGAACTTTCGAGTCATTTGAGGCAGGAGGCGCCACCCTGAATGCCGGCTGGACTGCAACGACTGGTGCGCTCAATACCACCACCATGGTTACGGATACGGAGTGGAGGTACGCTCAACCGCCGCAGCTACAATCGGTTTACATCGGTCTTTCATCCGTAACCGTTGACCTTGTTGCTGTGACTATTTAACTAATGGCTTATTACAGTGGAGCTAATGGTGATCTTTGGATTGCCGGCACAGCCGTTGCTCGGGTTCAGAAATGGGCTTTTAGCACGACCGTTGCTGTATTAGATACGACTCCGTTAGGAGATACAGATGCAACGTCTGCGTATGGCGTAAGAAGAACAGCGGGAAGCTGTTCACTTTTTTATTGGCAGGAGGGCACCGCGCAGGGCGATTGCAGCAGACTTATTCAAAACATTGTTAAAGGTCGCACGACAACAACAGTACAAGGAATAGCGGCAGTTCCGGAAGTTACAAACCTCAGGTTGAGGTTGAATGACGGTACGGTTGTGGGTGGCACCAATGTTGGGAAGTTTATTCGTGGGGAAGTTCTTCTTACATCAGCAACTATGACTATGGCTCAAGGCGATGTCTTCTCTGCTGATGTTACCTTTCAATTCATTGGCGCTCCTGTACAGGCGACTTTATGACTAAAGGGGTATATCTCGGCAATAATGGAAGTATTGAGATTTCACGCGGAGCACTTGGCGCTCCTTGGGTAGGAGATCTTAACGCCGCTGATGTAAACGTTCCAAGGCGTAGGTTCTCAGTCTTAGGAGTGGAGGGATTGTTTATTACTGGCGACCGTATCGATATTTCCATACTAACTACGACGGGAAATTTAGAACTTATTGCCAACTGGGCTTTCCCTGATTGGAGCGGCTTTGTAGCTATAGACGATGCCGGCGGGATGCGTCTATATAATAGTTTTGCCGATGCTGTTAATGGTCTAGAAGCAGACGCTTTGGAATTAATTGCTCCCAGTGCAACTCAACAAATAACTATAGCAACAGGTAGCATAAAAGGCTACCAATATAAATTTGTTTCTAAGGTTAAAAGTTATCAATTTACTACTAATCGAAATACAGTAGATCTAAGCGGAATAGGTGATGATTTTCAACAAATGTTTACATCGGGTCTGATATCCGGGCAAGGAACTATTGAGTGCTTCTGGGAATATGAGAGACAACTTTGCGAGGATGATTGTTCAGGACAAATTGAACTGCCCCAGTATTTTACTGAATTAGTAATTAGATTGCAGCAGGGTTCAAATTTCGCTGGCAGATTTCATATCTTTACCGACCCTACTAGGAGCATTTGGTGGGACTGCCCAATTTGCATAGCTACCAGCGTAGCTATGAACTTCGAGCCCACCGCTCCGATTCATACGCGCATCGAATTTGTAACCTCCGGTCAGATCCGTATGCGTATTGGTCGCCCTGAAGGGTTCCTTGCTGTTGAGCAAAGCGGCTTGCTGCTCCAGGAGGCCCCGCCAGGTGTAGAGCCCTTCGGGATCGAGCTTCAAGACGACTGACCTAGACTGCTAAAAAGTTTTTTGTGCTTGCGGCATGCCCGACTTAAAAATTAGCGAGCTGTCACCGTTAGCTGGCAACTTATTGCAGGAGACGGACCCGGTAGCGGTTGCTGATCTCAGTGCGTCTGAGACAAAGAGTTTGACCGCTCTGCAATTGGCTACCGGCATCGCGCCGATGTTCCCGGCTGGCAGCATTTCGCTGGGTGCCGTTAATCTCGCAATTGGTCCCGGCTCCATTGACACTACTGAGATAGCTAATGACGCAATAACAGACATCAAACTTGCCGACAACTCGTCAGCAATTATAGGCATATCGCTTCCTGCCACTGGTGAGTTTACAGGTCAATTATATATTGATACGGCTACCAATTTCGGGTCTTACTGGAACGGCACCGTCTGGACTGACTTAGCATTTACGTTAGTTGAGGACTCCGTAACAGCTGCCATACTTGCCAATAACTCGTCAGCAGTTATAGACGCAACGTCTCCTACTACCGGTAATTTTACAGGTCAATTATATATTGATACGGCTACCAATTTCGGGTCTTACTGGAGTGGCACTGCCTGGACTAGCTTAACACCTAATATAGCTGATAACGCAGTAGCAGCCTCTAAACTTGCCAACAACTCGTCAGCAATTATAGGTACAGCAGTTCCTACTGCTGAGTTTACAGGTCAATTGTATATTGATACAACTACCAATTACGGGTCTTACTGGAACGGCACTGCCTGGACTAGCTTAACACCTAATATAGCTGATAACGCAGTAGCAGCCTCTAAACTTGCCAATAACTCGTCAGTGGTTATAGGCACATCGCTTCCTGCCACTGGTAATTTTACAGGTCAATTATATATTGATACGGCTACTAATTTCGGGTCTTACTGGAGCGGCACCGCCTGGACTGGCTTAACACCTCAGCTAGGTACTAACTCAGTAACAGCCACCGAACTTGCCAATAACTCGTCAGCAATTATAGGTACAACAGTTCCTACTGCTGAGTTTACAGGTCAATTTCGTATCGATACGGCTACCAATGAAGGGTATTACTGGGACGGCAGCGTCTGGACTGGCTTTCGGGGAGAGGCAGCCGTTGGAAGCATCGCCACGGGTACTGGGTCTGTCGCTATCACACCAGTTGCCGGTACTACGGCCGGTGAGATTAAACTTAATACGGCGTTCACTAGTAGCACTGCTGCGGCTCAGTTTATAGCTGGTCCGACTGCTAGCGCAGGTACGGTGAGCTACCGATCAATCATTGGTGCGGACCTGCCGACCGCTGGAACCGCAAAAGGTGCGGTCGCGGTTTCAGGCAACGGCTTGAAGATGGACGGGGAGACACTTGAAATTGATAACGAGATTGCGGCTTCTACAAGCTTCGGTGTTACTCAGGTAAACGTGAATGGTTTAGTAACTGATCATCGAGTCATAACTGGAGCTGATCTGCCGATACCCACGACTACAACGGTGGGCGCAGTGATGATCGGAGATGGCATTGCTATTTCTAGCACCGGCAGTATCAGTCTTGATGAGCAGTCTGGCGTAACACCTGCTGACTATACGAAGGTGACGGTCAATGATCGAGGGATTGTCACCGCTGGAACGAATCTAGCCGCCGCTGATATCCCTGACCTGAGTGCGGCGAAACTCACCAGCGGTTATGTCAATCCTCAGCGGATCGATAGCCACACGATTGAGCGAGAAAAGCTAGCGCCTTATTCCATTGCGTTTATTCAGGAGGCCTCACCGGCCACTGACGACGCAACACTTTTTGCTGGTTGTCTCTGGTTCCAGGAATCCACAGCACAACTGCGCATGTGGAACGCCAACGCTTGGACATCGGTTGGGTTCGGTCGTCTGGCTGCAGACAACCTGCGATTCGGTGGAACGATTAGCGCAACTTCAGGCGATATCACTGGGGTCACTTCTGCTGGCA